CTGGAACAACAACTACAGTTTCATATGACCTGACATTCCCTGATTCTGTTGGTTCTGCTAATGATGTAATGAAGATTGATGCTACAGGCAATCTTGATTTTGTATCTAATACCAAGACACTTAACTTTGTAATTGGTGATGGTAGTGGAACACTTACTACGGGCATTAAAGGACACGTTGTTCTTGATGCCGATTATACATTAACAGCTCATACATTAGTTGGTTCGCTATCTGGAGCATTAACTGTTACTGTTAGTAGGACATCAGCACCAACATATCCTTTATTATCAGCACCAACATATTCAAATATTATAACATCTACATTAGCAACAAATGAATACGCAGATAAAACTGGCAGTTTATCTATTTCAATTTCTGCTGGGGATGTGTTAGAATTTAACTTAACTGCTAACGGCGGTTCTCATACATACGCAACTATAGCACTCACATTAGTACCCGCTTAATAAATTATGGCAACTGAAACTTTAGTACCAGATGGTACAGTATTTACATTGACACAACTTTCTGGTAATGTTGGCGATGTAGATAACACTATTGCATCTGCTGATGGTGTATTTTTGACGAACCTAGAAACCAATGGTAATACACCAACTGTTCTGGCGTCATTTCCCACAGCATCTGGAGATTTAACGACAGGAGTTAATCAGGCATTTAGAGCACGGGTTGGAAAGGATTCTACTGGAGGTAATAATCCACAATTTACAATTGCTGTAATTGACAATGGAGGCACATTAACATCATCTACATTTACGGCAACTGATACTGTTAGTGATTTTTCTCTCACTTGGGATGCTGGCAATTTTACATTATCAGATGGTGCTGGTGCTAATTTAGAGATTCAAGTTAGTCAATCTAGTGGAGGAACTGGTAGGGGTGCTAATCGAAGATGGATTGAAGTTGACGAACTTGAATGGAACGTTGAATATGACGTAGTTGTTGGTGGTGCTGCTGTTAGTCAAGCCATACTCATATGATAAATACTTAAAAAGTAGGTTGTAAGAATGGCTCAACCATCAACTCGGGCAGAGTTCACTGACTATTGCTTAAGGAAACTTGGTGCTCCTGTATTAGAAATTAACGTAGATGACGATCAAGTTGATGACTTGATTGATGATGCTATCCAATTCTATCAGGAGTATCATTATGATGGTGTAGAAAAGATGTATCTCAAGCATCAACTTACAGCAGATGAACTAACTAGATTTAAAAGTTCAAATCAAAATACTATTGCTGGAGATGACAATCCAGCACCAGTGACAACGGACACTTGGATTGAAAGAGATAATTATCTACAAGTACCGGACCATGTGATTGGTATTTCTAAAGTGTGGGGACTATCTAGCAGTACAATTAGAGGTAATTTATTTGGACTTACATATAGATTATTTTTAAATGATTTGTATTCTTTTGGTTCAGTTGATTTACTGAACTATTACATGGTAAAACAATATCTAGAAACTATTGATATGGTAATCAATAGTGGTTCTCTTGTTGGATTTAGATTTAATAAGAGACAAGATAGATTATATGTTGATATCGACCCATCATTTCTTACAGCAGATGATTTTCTTATTATTGAATGCCATCGTGCATTAGACCCAGCATCTTGGACTCAAGTATGGAATGATAGTTTCCTCAAGAAGTATGCTACTGCTCTCATCAAGAGACAGTGGGGACAGAACATGATTAAGTTCAACAACGTTCAACTCCCAGGCGGTATCACAATGAATGGACGCCAGTTATATGAGGATGGCAACATGGAAGTGTTGGCATTAGAAGAGAAGATGATGTCACATTATCAATTACCACCCCTAGATATGATCGGATGATATGCCTACCAGTCACTACTTTCCGCTGTACTACAAAAATGATGGCAGCGAGCAAAATTTATATCAAGATTTAGTAGACGAACAGATACGTCTGTTTGGTAGCGACATCTATTATATCACAAGAAAAACAATACGAGACCAGGCATTAAATCAGATTGTCTTCTCAGAGTTTAGTGAGAAGATTGTTATCGAAGCTATGCTACAGAACGTAGAAGGTTTTGGAAATCAATCTGAGTTCATCAGCAAGTTTGGTTTAAGAGTTACGGACGAGATTACATTTACGATGTCAGTTCGTAGGTGGGAACAGGAATCCACACGCCTGAATAATCTAGAGGTGGAGTCTAGACCTAATGAAGGCGACTTAATCTTTTTCCCATTGACAGGTGATTTGTATGAGATTAAGTTTGTCGAAAGAGAAGCGCCATTCTATCAGTTAGGCAAACTATATTTCTTCACAATGACCTGTGAAATCTACGAGGTTGGTAGTGAAGACATTGATACTGGTATTCCTGAGATAGACGACATTGAAGCAGACAACGATTATGCCATTAGTTTTGTTCTTGCTGATGGAGGCACTGGTAATTATTATATTGGTGATAAAGTTGAATTCTATACTGACGTAGTTGTTGGTAATCTAGCAAATCCAACTGGTATCAAGGGTGAAGTATCTGACTGGGATGCTCCATCCAGAAGACTTGAACTTATTAATGTTACTGGTGATTGGGATGAAACTTATTATGTTGGTAGAGAATCCGGTGCAGATACAAATGTAAATACAACAGATGGTATATATCAGTTAGGAACTCAGGCAGAATTTACTGATATAGATGACGCCAATACTGACTTTGATGATAATAAATACATTGAAGAAGCTGCGGATGATATTCTGTTATGGACGGAAGAAAATCCTTTTGGCGAAGTCGGTAATCTAAATGGTAACTTCTGATGTTTGGAACTGAATACTATCATAGAGCTATAGACAATACCGTAAAAGGTTTTGGTACGCTCTTCAACAATATAAAAATTGTTAGGAAAGATCCCACTACAGGAGAAGTTCTACAGAAGCAGCGGGTGCCTTTGGCATATGGTCCTAGAGCAAAGTTTGAAACTAGATTAGAACAGAACCCAGAACTACAGAAGAAGGCAATTACTTTGCCATTCATGTATTTTGAGATGACTGGTTTGAGTAGAGATTCATCTAAGCAACTACCACCTATCACAAAAATTTTAGCACCACAAACAGATGAGTCTGGAAACAACACTGGTATATCTGAGCAGTATGTTCCTGTAGCATATGACTTTGATTTTGAAGTAGGATTTATGGTGAAGGATACCTACGAAGGTAATCAAATACTAGAACAGATTCTACCATTCTTCCAACCATACTATAACATCACTATCAACTTCATTCCTGATATGAATGAATATAAGGATGTTAAAATTAATCTAAGTAGTGTTGATTATGAAGATGATTGGTTGGATGACTTTAGTGACAGAAGAAAGATTACATACACACTTAGATTTGTAGTCAAGTCATACATCTACGGACCTTACACCAAGGCAGATACAATCAAGAAAGCAACAATCTTCGAGACTGCTGGTGGTCTTGGCACTCCAAGAAGAGCAGTCAAGCGTGTCACTGAGGTTGAACCGCTCAAGGATTACGATGGTGATGGTGATATCGATACCGCAGATAGAGACCTAGTATCTCCAGCAGATACTTTTGATGATGATTACGGATTTAGCTTTGATGTATTTGAAGGAGATGATGCACAGTCATGAACGAATTTGAAAAGAGTATGGAAGAGACCTTTGACATTGAAGTGGCAAAGGAAGAACCTATTGAAAAATTTAAGCAAGCAAAGAAACGAGCAGAGGACAACCACCAGGACAAGGACTACGAATACGTTCGTGGTTCTCTCTATGACCTCATTGAGAAGGGTCAGGAAGCAGTCAATGGTGCTCTAGAGATCGCACAGGAGTCGGGTCATCCTAGAGCGTATGAGGTGGCGGGCAACCTCATCAAGCAGACCACAGAGATGGCAGAGAAACTGACTGACTTGCATAAGAAGATGAAGGATTTGGATGAAGATAAATCTGGTCCTAAGACAGTCACAAATAATAACTCGATGTTTATTGGCAGCACTTCTGATTTACAAAAAATGCTTAAGTCAATGGGCGTAAAGAATAAATAAAAATAAAAAATGTCTTACATCAGACACGACGAAAATAATGATCCCGTTGTACCACAACCATCATCAACATCAGTAACCATTTATAGTGGCACTGAGGGATGGACTGATATTACATATGAAGATTGGAATGCTGATTATATTGCCAGAAATGTTGACAATAGTGTGAGAACTCCTGGTGTGTATCAGGCAAGAAATGCTGATAATACACCAAGAACTCCAGCAGCATATCAAAGACACGACAAAGATAACAATCCGGTATTAATCTAATGGCACAATGGAATAAAGATACGCAAGACTATAGGGCACAGGACACTACCAACTTTGAAGTAGTGATGCTGGCAGACCAGAATGGCAATCCATTGAATAGTTATGGTGCTGCTGCTAACATTCCTATTGCTGCTGGACTGTTAGAAGGATATTCACACATCAATAAGTTTGGATTTAGAGATACTATTGCTAATTCTTGGCAAACCATCTGGGATAAAGCAACAGATTATGCATACTATGCTGCCGCTACAGTAACTGCAGTTGCAGATAATGCTGGTCAGGGCACGACTGATGATGGCGGAACTGTAGAGGTTCAGGGTTTAGATGAAAACTATGCTCCAGTAACAGAAACGTTGACTATTGGTGGTGCTGCATCAGTAGCACAATTCTCCAGAGTGTTCCGTGCAAGAATGATTACTCCAAATACTGGCACAACTAATGATGATGAAATTAGAATTAAAAATGGTGTCAATGATGTAGCAGTAATTATTGCTGGTGCTGGTCAAACTTTGATGTCCTTATATACGATCCCTGCTGGCAAGACAGGATATTTGATGAAACTTCAAGGTTCTATTGATGCTAACAATGATGCTCTGTTTAGATTGTATGCAAGACCTTTTGGTGGAGCATTTAATGTTAAAGGTCAGTTTGGAGTATTTGCTTCTGGGTTCAACTATGACTATCCAGTTCCTTTAAGATTTGAAGAGAAAACAGATATAGAAATAAAAGGTCTATCTCAAAATGGTGTAGGTGGTGGAGCAATCTTTGATATTATACTTGTAGATAACGAGGTATAAATATGAAGTCGTTTAAGCAATTCAGGAATGAGCTCAACGAATCAGCCTGGACCAGAAAAGAAGGACAAAATAAGTCCGGAGGACTTAACGAAAAAGGACGAAAGTCTTATGAAAAGGAGAATCCAGGATCAGACCTTAAAGCACCAAGCAAGAAGGTTGGAAATCCCAGGAGGGCATCCTTCTGCGCTAGAATGAAAGGAATGAAGAAGAAACTTACTAGCAAGAAGACTGCTAATGATAAGGATTCTAGAATTAATAAATCACTACGAGCCTGGAATTGCTAGTGTATCTTGAACCGCATCTCAATAAAAAATCTGCGGAGTGTTCCCAACTTTGGTATGAGTGGGAGACTTTGTGGCGAAAAAAGCATTAGGAGCACCGGAAGCGAGAAGGCGATGGTGTAAATGTGCTGATGAATTAGGGGAAATGGTAAGTGAGGAAGTCAAAACAAATCCTCGTTACAATAATGTAAGAATGGAGTGGTAACAACATACATAATGTAGATATATTAAGACAAATGAAGTTTCTTTTAGGACTACTTGCTTCACTATTTTTTGCACTTCCTGCATGGGCTGTTGACGTTCAAATGGGTTACGATGGTAATCTTGTGTTTGAACCTGCTGAAGTTTCTATTGCTGCTGGGGAGTCAGTTCATTTTGTTAATAATATGCTTCCTCCTCATAACGTAGTTGTGGAGGACCATCCAGAGATTTCACACGAAGGTCTTGCTATGATGCCCGGCGAAGAATTTGATGTTACCTTTGCTGAAGCAGGGGATTACACATACTGGTGCGGACCACATAAAGGTGCCGGTATGATTGGAACTGTTCACGTTTCTTGACACAAACCTAAAAGTATAATTAAGTACAGCACTATACAAAAATAATGTGCTAGGATAAATACAAATTATACAATTGGGAATAGTACCATGCCAGATAAGGAAATGTCCGACCTGAAACTTGACAGGAAGGAATGTCCAAAGTGCGGTGCTGTTTGGATAAACGGACAACACTACTGGTCTGGTACTGGGAATAAAGGAAATGAGTTGGATCTTGCTGGCTTGGTGTGTAATAAGCTTGGTGATGACACTTGTATCAATCCTGTAAAGGGTAGTGATGGTGGAGACACCTGGGACGCACGTCTAAATATTCTTGACAGATATAATGAAGATCTAGATAGAGCGAATGAGTGGTAAAGATTTATACTTAGGCAACCCTAACCTCAAAAAAGTTGGGGTTGATATTGAATTTACTAAAGAACAAGTAAGTGAATATTTAAAATGTAAAGCAGATCCAATCTACTTTACCAAAAATTATATGAAAATTATTTCTCTTGATGAGGGTATTATCCCATTCAAGATGTGGGACTTTCAAGAGAAATTAATTAAAGACTTCCACGAAAATAGATTTAACATTGCCAAGCTTCCTAGACAGACTGGTAAATCTACCACAGTGGTTTCTTATCTTTTATACTATGCTATTTTTAACGATAACGTTAATATTGGTATCCTAGCAAACAAGGCATCTACTGCGAGAGACCTATTGGGTCGCCTTCAGTTAGGATATGAAAACTTACCTAAGTGGATGCAGCAGGGTGTTGTTGCGTGGAACAAAGGTAGTATGGAACTTGAGAATGGTTCCAAGATTCTTGCTGCTTCCACATCAGCATCTGCCGTCCGAGGGATGTCATTCAACATTCTATTCCTAGACGAATTTGCGTTCGTTCCAAATCATATTGCAGAAGAGTTCTTTTCTTCTGTGTATCCTACGATTACCTCAGGTAAATCAACGAAGGTTATCATTATTTCAACGCCTTATGGTATGAACCACTTCTATAAGATGTGGCAGAACTCCGTTCAAGGTAAGAGTGATTACGTTAATAATGAAGTGCATTGGTCTCAGGTTCCTGGTAGAGATGCTGATTGGAAAGCACAAACTATTGCGAACACATCCGAGCGTCAGTTCACACAAGAATTTGAATGTAACTTCTTGGGTTCAGTTGATACGCTAATCTCAGCGGCTAAACTTCAGGCACTTACATTTACAGAACCAATCAAAAGTAACGCAGGACTTGATGTATATGAAAAAGCACAGAAAGGTCACGAATACATTATCACAGTTGATGTCGCAAGAGGCATTGGTGGAGACTACTCCGCTTTTATTGTATATGATATCACTACGATGCCATATCGTATCGTAGCAAAATATAGAAACAACACAATTAAACCTGTACTATTTCCTAGTGTTATATTCCAGGTTGCAAAAGAATATAACATGCCGTATATCCTGGTAGAGGTAAATGATATTGGTGATAGTATTGCTGCTACTCTCAACTACGATCTTGAATATCCTAATGTTCTTATGTGTGCTATGCGCGGTAGGGCAGGTCAAATAGTGGGACAAGGATTCTCAGGAAACAAAACACAACTAGGTGTCAAGATGAGTATCACTGTAAAGAAACAGGGATGCGCTAATCTTAAAGCAATTGTTGAAGAAGATAAATTACTCTTCGAAGATTATGATATTTTATCTGAACTCACTACATTTATACAAAAGAAACAATCATTTGAAGCAGACGAAGGTTATCATGATGACCTAGTTATGTGTATGGTTCTGTTTGCCTGGTTGGTAATGCAGGATTACTTTAAAGAGATGACCGACCAAGATGTTCGTCGTAGAATCTACGAGGAGCAACGTAATCAAATCGAACAAGACATGGCACCATTTGGATTTATTGATGATGGATTAGGTGACGATACTTTTATGGATGGGGATGGAGACCTCTGGGCATATGGAGATTCTCAGGAAGAAGTTAGCTACATGTGGAACTACTGATTTTAATAAATAATTCTAGATAAATTTGGATGTCACGGAGAGTATCACATGGCTAGTCAAGTCTCGCCTGGAGTAATTATCAGAGAGCGCGATCTCACAAATGCAACTATTGTGGGTTCTCAGGCTCTTAGAGGAGCAATTGCTGCAGCCTTCCAAAAAGGACCAGTTGATGAAGTTGTTGCTATCAATTCACAAAAAGAATTAGTCGATACTTTTGGTGGACCAATTGATGAGATTGCAGAAGATTGGTTTGTAGCATCCGAATTCCTTTCATACGGTGGACGTTTAGCCGTAACCAGAGTTGCTGATGCTGCAGCGGCAGCTGCCACTGATAGTAATCTTGTTACTGCAGCATCAGTAGGTAGTTGGGGTAATGACCTAGAGGTTGTTGCTGTTGATAGAGGATACGACCAGAACGTAACTTTTACTCAAGCACCTGGTGTTGTTGCTGATGGAACAGTACTAACATTTGTGAGTGGTAAGACAGCAACACTATATTCATGGGATCCTGCTACTCTAACTGGACAAGTTATTAATACATCTGGTGGTGCTATCGTAACCACAGACGAGATTGACATTCCCGATACTGGAGTTGTTGCAAGTGGTGCCGTAAGCAATCTAGTTGGTACTACAGATCTTGGTGATAATTCATACACAGTTACTCTTTCTGGTGGTAGTTCAACATCTGACGCGACACTAGCATTTGATGTAGCAAGTGGTGTAGTTACAGTCACTTCTTTTACTGGTGGTCTTGGATACGTTGATGGTGAAGTGATTGCAGTTACGGATTCAGATTTAGGTGGTGGTGGTTCAACAGGAACTCCTGTTACATTCGACCTCACAGTAACTGTAGTTGATGACACAAACCCAGTAACTGCAGTTAGCGACTGGTATAGAAACGCTACAGTAACTGTAGGAAGTTTTGTATTTAAATTAAATGATATTGGTCCCCGTCCCGGAACATCCGAGCAGGGCGCTACTTTAGGATTTAGCGAGGATGAGTTCCACATTGCTGTTATTGATTCAACAACAGGAACTATTTTAGAATCATTCCAGTATCTATCTAAACTTACAGGTGGTAAGTCACCACAAGGTGCAAACACATACTACCGCACACTAGTCAACCAGTCTTCAGCAAATATTGTTCTAGCAGCATTACCATTTTCGGGCGATGCATTTGGTGCTGGCGGCGCTTGGGATACTGCTGATCTTGATGTTTCAGCAGCTTCTGGTGCTCTCAAGCGTTTAGCAGTTAAGCAATTTGACCTCTCAAGTGGTTCGGATGCTAATTATGCATATCCAAATGATGCTCTAGAAATTTTTAGAACTTTTGACGAGTTTGATCTAGACTTCATTCTTATGGGTGGTTCAGGTGATGATGAGTCAGATTCACTTGCTAAAGCGGGAACTGCAATTAGTATTGCTACCGAAAGAAAAGATTGTGTAGCGTTTGTTTCCCCACATAAAGGAAATCAACTTAATGGCGATACTCCACTATCAGCAGCAGCTGCTAAGACTAATACTCTTAATTATTTTGCTAACCTAGCATCCACATCATACGCAGTATTTGATTCTGGTTATAAGTATCTTTATGACCGTTTTAATGACGTGTTCCGTTATGTGCCTTGCAACGGAGACGTTGCTGGACTATGCGTTTCAACATCCGCTGCACTTGCTGACTGGTATTCACCTGCAGGATTGAACAGAGGTTCACTAAGAAATGCAATTAAGTTAGCATATAACCCAAATAAATCCGATAGAGACGACCTATATTCTGAAAGAATCAATCCTATCGTATCTCTTCGTGGTAGTGGTATTACGCTGTTTGGTGACAAGACAGCACTTGCTTCACCATCAGCATTCGATAGAATTAACGTTCGTCGTTTGTTCCTCAATATCGAGAGGCGAGTTGACGCTCTTTCCCAGGGAGTATTATTTGAACAAAATGATTCTCTTACAAGAGCAAGTTTTTCTGGTGCTGTTAATTCCTACCTTTCTGAAATTCAAGCAGATAGAGGACTAACAGATTTCTTTGTTGTTTGTGACGATTCTAATAACACCCCATCAGTTATTGATCGTAACGAGTTTGTTGCGGATATTTATCTGCAACCAGTACGCTCTGTTAACTTTATTACAGTTACATTAACTGCTACAAGAACCGGAGTATCATTCTCTGAAGTAGTTGGTCAGTGATAATTATTTTTCCAAACAACAAAAAAAGAGGTAAAAAAACATGGCATCAATGAGTTCATTTATCACAAAGATTGGACAAGGTGTAAAACCAAATCTGTTCAGTGTGAGCATTCCATTCCCAGAATTTGTGGGATTGAGTGCAGAAGATAAGAAACTAACTGACCTTCTATGTAAGTCAGCAGCACTACCAGGTTCCAACTTGGGTGTTATTGAAGTTCCTTTCCGTGGTAGAACAATTAAAATCGCAGGTGATAGAACCTTCGATACATGGTCTGCTACATTCTTTGCTGATAAGGACATGAAGAGTAGAGCATACTTTGAAGCATGGTTGAATGCAATTAACAACCATAACTTTAATGGTGCGGATCTTCCTAACCTTGCTGGAGATGATAAGTATTCAGTTGATGTTGTCGTCAACCAGTTGGAAAGAGGACAAGAAACAGATGTAACGGGTGCAGGTACTAACGGTAGAATCATCAGAGCATACGAACTTAAGTACGCTTTCCCAACTTCAGTTTCTCAAATCGATCTTGCTTATGATAGCAATGACCAGATTGAAGAATTTACAGTTGAGTTCCAGTATTCCTACTGGCAGGCTGCCGCAGGTGGTAGAGAAGGTGCAAGTAACAACCCTGGAGTAACTAACTAATTTACTTCTATAAATAGGTCATAGCACAGTTATAGACCTTATGTTATGAGTAAATTATTTGGATTTCTCATCAACAATCCGGCGGAGCTGAAGGGTCAATCTCCAGTTCCGCCGTCTTCTAATGAAGACGTAACCACCGTAGCCGGTGGTTATTTTGGTACATATGTTGATGTTGAAGGTGGTAATGCCAGAAATGAATTTGATTTAATTAAACGCTATCGTGCTATGGCGTTGCATCCAGAGATTGATTCTTCTGTAGATGAAATTGTAAATGAATTTTTAGTTACTGATGCTAAAGATGCACCTGTAGAAATTGAGTTATCAAATTTACAAGCGGGGGCAACATTAAAAAGAAAAATTAGAGATGAGTTTGAATACATTCTTAAACTCCTTAATTTTGATTTAAATGCACACAATATTATTAGGCAATGGTATATTGATGGTCGTTTATATTATCACAAAGTTGTAGATCTTGCTAATCCAACTAAGGGTATCACTGAACTAAGACAGATTGATCCTCTTAAAATTAAAAAAGTTAGACAGAAGATTGGCAAAGATGAGCAAACAAAACACACTATCCAAGGCAGTGCTTTGGAGTATGACTGGGGTGAGTACATTGATTACTATGTCTATAATCCTAAAGGTTTTGGTGGCAATCTACCTGCAGTAACTGGAACCTCTGACTATGGTATTAGTCAAGGTGTGAGGATTGCAGCAGATGCTATTACATATTGCGGTTCTGGACTGCAAGATATGACTAAGAAAATGACTCTTAGTTTCCTGCATAAGGCAATCAAAGTACATAATCAGTTGCGTATGATTGAGGATGCGATTGTTATCTATCGTTTATCACGCGCACCAGAAAGAAGAATTTTTTACATTGATGTTGGTAATCTACCTAAGGTAAAAGCAGAGCAATACCTTAGAGATGTGATGAACCGCTATCGTAATAAATTAGTTTATGATGCAAACACTGGTGAGATTAGAGATGACAAAAAGCATATGAGTATGCTTGAAGACTTCTGGCTTCCTCGTCGTGAGGGTGGTAGAGGAACTGAAATCTCTGTACTACCAGGTGGTCAAAATCTTGGTGAACTTAAAGACCTTGAGTATTTCAAGAAGAAACTTTACAACTCACTTAACCTACCACCTTCACGTTTAACTGACGACAACAAAGGATTTAATCTTGGTAAAACAACTGAGGTACTTAGAGATGAACTGAAGTTCACTAAGTTTATTGGTCGTCTCCGCAAGAGGTTTGGCGAAATCTTCAATGATATGTTGAAGACGCAACTAGTTCTTAAGCGTGTTATTACTCCCGATGATTGGGAGGAGATGAAGGAACATATTCAATATGATTTTCTATTCGACAATCACTTCAACGAACTCAAAGAAGCAGAACTTAACTTACAAAGAATTCAAATTGCCACACAGTTTGATCCGTTTGTTGGCAAGTACGTTTCTATTGAATGGATTCGTAAAAACGTTCTCCAACAAAGTGAGAAAGAATATAAGGAGATTGATAAGCAAATGAACGCTGAGATTAATCTTGGTCTTGCTATGTCACCTGCTGATATTAATACATTCGATATGATGGATAGACAGAATGATGCTTTTGCTCCAGAGTTGGAAGCACAAGCAGATGCTGACGATCATGAAAGGGAGCAAGAGATTGCTGCTGCAGACCATGAGCGTGAGATGAAGAAAATGAAGGCTGCGCCTAAACCTCCAGCGTCTAAACCAAGTTCTTCGTCTAAATAAATAATATTGCTAACCAATTATAGTTATGTCTGATACTAATCAATCTCTAGAGAAGGCAGTGGATGCCATTTCAAATGGCGACCGTGCAACTGCTATTGACCTTCTCAATGATGTGATGCTTGCTAAATCGTCAGAAGTTATTGACACCTACAAACAAGTAGTTGCTCAAACAATGTATGACGAGATTATGGATAATACCACAGAGGAACCAGAAGAATGAAACTAATTACAGAAGGAAATTTTGAACACGTTCAGATTCTCACTGAAGAGTCTGATGGCAAAAAGAATCTGTATATTGAAGGAGTATTTCTTCAGTCCGAGATTAAAAATCGTAATGGTAGAGTCTATCCACTATCAGTTCTAGAAAGAGAAGTTGGTAGATATAACGAAGAGTATGTAAAGTCTGGTAGAGCAGTTGGAGAACTGGGACACCCTGATGGTCCAACTATCAACTTACATCTTATCTCACATAAAATTACATCCCTAAGAAAAGAGGGAAATAATTTTATTGGTAAAGCAAAAATTCTAGAGTCAATGCCACAAGGTGCATTGGCAAAGAATCTAATTAATGAAGGTGTGAAGCTAGGAGTTTCCTCCCGAGGTATGGGTTCCCTAGAAGAAAAGAATGGTGCTAATTATGTTCGTGACGATTTTATGCTCGCTACTGCTGCTGATATTGTAGCAGATCCTTCCGCTCCTGATGCATTTGTTAATGGAATCATGGAAGGTAAAGAATGGGTATGGGAAGGTGGCATCCTAAAGGAACGCCACATTTCAGAAATGAAGCGCAGCATAGATACTGCTCCATCACATGAGCTCCAAGAGCGCATTGTGAAAGCGTTTGAGGCGTATGTCTCAAACAAATTAATTTAATAAATAACTACAGCACTAAATATCAAAGTTAAGAGGGAAACTCAGATGTCAGATATGTTAAACGAAAAGTTTGGTGAGTTTGTAACTCAGAACAATTTGATGGAAAGTATGCCAACAATGACAGCGGAACCCGCTCCAACTGTGAAGGCAGACGTAATTCCTGGTTCTGGTTCGGACCCATCCGCTGTTTCGGGTGATCCCCAGCAGCGCAATAAAATGTCCGGTGACCCCGCTCCAACAGTGGGAACCGACGTTGTACCAGGAACACAGTCAGTTACAGATTTAGGTGGAAGTACATCCGCACCACTTCACAGTAATGATGAAGATGGAGAAGAGAATCCTGGTGCCAAAGCGGCCGCTCCTGTTTCCCAAGTATCTGGCGACCCACAACAGCGTCATGGTAATCATCACCCTGACCCCGCTCCTACTGTCGGTGCTGAAGTAGCATATGCTACATCTGTAGGTCCTGCGGTAACATATCCAATCAAACCATCGTTCGAAGGATTTGATGTATCTGATGATGTAAAAGCACTCACAGAAGGTCTAGAATTAACTGAAGAGTACAAAGAGAAGATTGAAACCATCTTCGAAGCAGCAGTTAAAGCTAAGATTTCTGAAGAGTACGACAAGCTTGTAGAACACTTTGCCACTGAACTTGATAAGCAAGTATCGACTGCTAAGGCAGAAATTAGCGAGGAAGTTGATGGCACAGTGAACTACGCTATTAACCGCTGGTTGGAAGAAAACCAAGTAGCGATTGATCGTGGTATCAAAAACGAACTTAATGAGGAACTTATTTCCGGTTTCCTTAATGTATTAAGTGCGAACCACGTCAATATTCCAGACGACAAAATTGATGTCGTAGAAGGAATGGCTGAAACTATTCGTGAAATGGAAGACCGCCTTAACGAGCAAGTTAAGAGCAATATTGAAATTAGTAAGCAACTCTCTGAGGTAAAAAGCGTCGTAATTCTGAACCAAGTTTCAGAAGGTCTAGCTGATACTCAGAAAGAAAAACTAGCAGCACTTGCTGAGGGTGTAGATTTCAAATCCACAGAGGATTACACAAAGAAACTCACCACTATCCGCGAGTCTTATTTTAAGACCGAGGCAGTCAAGTCTACAGTTGATGAAAATCCAGTAGAAATCACTGAGGAGATGTCACCAGCAATGGCGGCAACCGTAAGAGTTCTTCGTAACTGGAATTCGTAATTTTTAACAGTACACTTTAACACAGAGCTAAAAAAATGTTGGACACAACCCCAAGAGCTCTAGTAAATAAGTGGGCACCTGTTCTTAACGAAGGCGAGTCTATTCAAGATAAGCATAAGAAAGCAGTAACCGCTCAACTACTAGAGAACACAGCAAACATGATCGCGCAAGAGCGTGGCATGTTAACAGAAGCCCCCAACACTGTTGGTGGTTTAGATGCAACCGGAGGAGCATTATCCGGTGGCGGACTAGCAGCTACTCCTGAAACAGGCGGACTTGCTGGTTTCGACCCAATTCTAATTGGACTAATCAGACGTTCAATGCCTAACCTAATGGCATATGACATCTGTGGCGTTCAGCCCATGAACGGTCCTACTGGACTAATCTTCGCAATGAAGTCACAGTATCAGGAGCAAGGTTCTACCCTACGCGGTGGTCCTGAAGCACTCTTCAACGAACCTGATCCTAACTTCTCTGCTACATCTCCTTCTTCAGAGACTAATGGAATTGCAGACTACAACATTGATTACACAGGTGCCGGTGGCGATAACCTATCACCACTAGGAACTGTTCAGTCACAACAAGCTGGCAACCTAGAAGCAAACCCTGGTCTACTCAACGACGGTGGTTCTTACGAGGGTGGAGCATCTGGAGTTCGTGGAATTGAAAGAGACGTTGCTGAGACTCTAGGAGCAGCAGGAACTCTATTCAACGAGATGTCATTCAGCATTGAGAAGACTTCTGTGTTCGCAAGAACCAGAGCACTCAAAGCAGAGTACACTCTAGAACTAGCACAAGACCTCAGAGCAATTCATGGTCTTGATGCAGAGGGAGAACTTTCGAACCTTCTTTCCAGCGAGATTCTTGCTGAAATCAACCGTGAAGTTGTTCGTACAGTTTATACCATCGCTAAGCCTGGCGCACAGAACAACGTTGCTGCCGCTGGTCTATTCGACCTAGACGTTGACTCCAACGGACGTTGGTCTGTTGAGAAGTGGAAGGGTCTAATGTTCCAGATGGAGCGTGACGCTAACGCTATCGCACAAGAGACCCGTAGAGGCAAGGGTAACTTCATGATCACTTCTGCTGACGTTGCTTCCGCAATGGCAATGGCAGGTGTTCTTGACTATTCCTCAGGTCTAAACGGTGCAGGTGGTCCTGGTATTGGCGAAGTTGACGATACCGGTAACCTCAGAGTTGGTACAATGAACGGACGCATTGCTGTCTACATTGACCCATATTCTGCTAACATCGCTGACACCCACTACTATGTAATGGGTTATAAGGGTTCTAATGCATATGACGCAGGTCTATTCTACTGCCCATATGTTCCCCTCCAGCAACTACGCAGCATCGATCCTAACACCTTCCAGCCCAAGATTGCGTTCAAGACCCGCTACGGCATGGTTGCGAACCCATTCGTTACTAAGGCAAATGGTGATCCTGACCAAGGAGATCTCACTGCAAACCGTAACCAGTATTACAGAAGAGTTACTATCAAGAACCTCATGTGATATCTTGTTCATAAACCGACACAGGACTCCCGCAAGGGGGTCCTTTTTTTATACATAGTTGTAATTGCTTAAGTGCTTGTGCCTAGAAATACTATGACTAGAGACGAGATTAAAAACTTTGTTTTGAAATGTAAGAATGAACTTTATAATGGAACACATATTAATAAAGGTGGTGAGTGGCATGACGGAGCACACTACGAATTAAACAGAATTCTCGACAAAATAGATGAGTATTCAAGATAAAGAATTTATAGAACTGCTGGGCAGGGTAACTAAATACAAAATGGACATCCTCTTTGAGGAACCATGTCCTCTGTATGAAGATGAAAATTTTTATTGGCATGACTATATCTCCCAAAATCCAGAAACTAAATTATGAAGATGATGTATTTGGAAGCAGTAATATAATTATATTAGACGACTGTTTTAACTATAACGAAATTAATTTGATTTACATGATGTGTATGAAACGTTCATACTATTTGGGAAATCAAAGTCGGCAAGATGTACAAAATAATCCACAAGATAGATTAGTTTCTGAACTAACGGATGATGATATAGTTTTATCTGGATTACTTGACGAAAGGAGGAGAAATATATTTTCACCTTTTCTAGATATGTCTTCCAATATACAATCAGCATATGTAAATTTAGGTATAAAAAGCGATATCTATAATATCCACATGGATTACATGGGTAGAAAACAAAATCATGTACCTAAAACATTTTTATATTATGCAAATATAGAGTGGAAATCTAACTGGGGAGGTTCAACATTATTATACAATTCTTCTGGAGAGGATATCGTAAAAGCGATAGAATTTAAACCAGGTCGTGTTGCAATATTTGATTCCAGAATTCCACATATGGCAACTCCAGCAACGGGTATAGGTCCAGCGTACAGATTTACGATAGCATTTAAATTTATAGGTAAAACAAATGTCTGATTGGTATAAAGAACAACCAAGAAACAGGAATTTTTTATCCCCACAGGGATTTAAAATGAACTTTGAAATTTTTCCAGACACAGAGTTCTTTTGCCAAGCAGTTAATTTTCCTGACATTTCAGTTCCATTTACTGATGTTCCAACTAGATTTAGATCTTTTCCTATTATAGGTGGGGGTGGTGTAAGTTATGGGGACTTACAAGCTACCTTTATTATTGATGAAGATATGCATAACTATGCTGAGATATTTAATTGGATACGAAACAACGGACAGTCTGAAAATACAGCGCCACTGTATCTTTCAAGCGCACAACTTACAATCCTTACGTCAAATTTTAATGCAAACCTTGTAGCAGATTTTAGATACATGTTCCCGTTCTCCTTGTCTCAAATTCAATTTGATGCTACAATAGGAGAAGAGAGTGTTGTTACAGCACAGGCATCGTTCAAGTATGCCCAAATGAGTTTCCGTGATAATAGCTTTAACGTATATGACCCGAATTGAAAAACTTGCTAAATTATTTGATCACATTAAAGAAGAATGGAGGAAGGATAGTCAAATTGATTTTGATATTAAAGACGGAGTATACTCTGAGAACCTAAGTGTTATCTCGTTAGACACTCCTTTTCAACACAATAAATACTTAAACCATCATAGCGATCTTTCATTAATGAAGGTGTCGCTGGAATTTGAATTTAGAAAACTCATCAGAGAGAAGCGAGAGTATTACGGAGGGGAGGCAGACGCAAAAGTATATGCTGAGAAACCATTTGGTGCCAGCATTAAGACTTCTGAAAAGATGAGGGTATATCTAGATTCAGATAAAGATATTCTGGACATAGAAAGCAAAATTAAGTTAATCGATGTGATGCTTAATTATCTTGATAATGTAATGAAGATGATCACCCAGCGAAACTACCTGGTAAAGAACGCAATTGAATGGGAGAAATTTACTAATGGGTTATAATGTCTGTCATCACCATTCAGAAAAAGAACGAGGTTTACTTCAAAGTAATAGGTGAACCACACGTCCATCAGGAACTATCAGACTACTTTACATTTGAACTTCCTGAGGCAAAGTTTCTAAGACGCAATCCTAGGTATCGACACTGGGATGGAACTATCCGCCTGTACTCCCCCGGTACAGGTGAGATATATTGTGGTCTCTTATCTCAGATACAAGACTTTGCTGAGAAGAGGTCATATGATATTGAGTATGTTAACAACAAATATTACGGCGATGTAGTAGAGACGAACGATGCTACTGCTCGCGGTATCAAAGGATTTATGAAAGATATCTCTAAGGTCAAACCTAGAGACTATCAGTATGACACAGTGTATAAAGCTATCAAGAACAATCGCGGTCTGTTTGTATCTCCAACAGGTTCCGGTAAGTCTCTGATGATTTATTCTCTTGTGCGTTGGTATTATGAAAGTGGTTCTAAGATTCTAATTATTGTGCCTACCACATCTCTTGTAGAGCAGATGGTGAAAGACTTCAAAGATTATGGTTGGAATGCTGACGACCATATGCATCAGATTTATTCTGGTAAGGACAAGAACACAAAGAAAGATATTATTATTTCTACTTGGCAATCACTCTACAAGTTTCCAAAACTATACTTTGATGACTTTGATTGTGTAATTGGTGATGAGGCACACCTGTTTAAGGCAAAGTCCCTCACTGGTCTGATGACTAAACTACACAATGCTAAGTATCGTTTTGGATTTACTGGAACACTAGATGGTAGTAAGACACACAAGTGGGTGCTAGAAGGATTGTTTGGACACTGTGAGAAAGTAACTCGCACTGATGATCTAATTCAAAAAGGATATCTATCTAACCTCAGAATTAAATGTCTAGTTCTCCGTCATGAGTATCAATACTTTAATGACTATCATGAAGAGATGGAGTACATTGTTTCTCATCAAAAGAGGAACAATCTTATTAAAAATTTAGTTAACAATCTAGATGGTAATACCCTTGTGTTATTCAACTATGTGGAGAAGCATGGGGAACCATTATACGAAATGATAAATAATAGTGTAGACCCTGAGCGCAAAGTATTCTTTGTATCTGGTGCTACTGATACTGAAGACAGAGAAGAGGTTAGGGAAATTGCAGAGAAAGAAGACAATGCCGTTATCGTTGCTTCTTATGGAACATTCTCTACTGGCATTAACATCAAGAGACTACATAACATCATCTTCGCCAGTCCTTCCAAGTCCAGGGTTAGAAATTTACAATCAATTGGTCGAGTCCTTAGAAAAGGCGACGGCAAAGCGATAGCAACACTATATGATATATCTGATAATATCTCTACTAAAGGCAGAGAAAATTATACACTTCGTCATCTCTACGAACGTTTAAAGATCTATCAAGAGGAGAACTTTAACTATGAAATCATTAAGATTAAATTGACATAATGGAAGAACCATTTTACGCAGTTATAAAACTGAAGACAGGGGAAGAGTTAGTATCTCAAGTTTCTTATGCTACTGAAGAAGGACTACTAACTCTTCAAGACCCTATGGTTGTTGAACCTATGCAGCAAAAGAAAGGTCGCCAGAACATAGAAGGATTTGTATTAAGAGATTGGATATATGCTTCTTATGATGATTTCTTTTTTATCAGTCTAGAAGATGTATTAACTATGTCTGAACTGGATGAGAATATAAAAAACTTTTACATTAACACTGTAGAAAATAAATCTGCACCTACCAATATACCTGATAATACAAAAATTGATATGGGAACTTATGGCGACAGTGGTGCCCGCCAATTTCTACCTGACCTGAGCGAAAAAGGGTATCTAGGTTCTGTAGAAGCAATGAAACAACTCCTAGAAGAACTCTATAAGAAGTCCTAGCTTTAAAGCTTATAGTTCTTTATCTCTCGGACATACTTATTCTAGTGTAGTTTCTGAGGTTTGTCAAGCCCCTTGACAGATGCTCTACACTCTGTTATAGTATAGAGACAACAAGCATACCAGCAATGGCACATGGCAAAAGCAAAAAGCAAAGAGTATTACGTCAACAATAAAGAGTTCCTTGAAGCTCTAATCGTATACAAAAATAAAGTTCAAGAGGCAGAGGAGCAAGGTAAACCAAAACCTCGTATCCCAAATTATATTGGCGAATGTTTTTTGAAGATTGCTACACACCTTTCATACAAACCTAACTTCGTGAACTATATGTTCAGAGAAGAAATGATTTCTGATGGTATTGAAAACTGTGTGCAATACATTGCTAATTTTAATCCAGATAAATCAAAAAATCCTTTTGCTTATTTTACTCAAATTATCTGGTATGCTTTTTTGAGACGCATTTCAAAAGAAAAACGTCAGTTAGATATTAAAACTAAAATTGTAGAAAAGAGTGGTCATGAACATTTAATGCACACAGATAAATTTGATGGTGATATGTCTGGTATGAATCATAGTTATTCAGACATGACTTCTATCAAAGAAAACATTGAAGTTAGAATGGAAAATCGTTAAAATTTATATGTAGTATATTAAAATAATTTTTTGTATATTTAAATTTCCATGAGTGAATACAATTTACAACATCCCAATTTAACAAATCTCCTTCCTCTATAGAAACATTAATTCCATTATAAAATGTATCTAAATTTTTTGGAACATCAATTGGAATTAGGATAGAACCGTAAGATGTTGATGGATAGTTTAATTCATACCCAGTAGGATCTTTATGAGGTTGTACATCACCCCATACTCTAAAATAATATACATTATAGATATCTTTATTTTCAAATAACTTTATAACATCATTATTCAATATTAAATTTTTTTTAATCTCACCCGTCAGATAATTTTTTATGTGTACCATTTTAAAATTGGGAGTATAATAACTTCTTGGTTTGTACAACTCTACACACAAAGGAGCAAAATCTTCTACGTTAACATTTGGTATTACTTCTTCACTTAAATCAATCTGTTTCATAGATTGATAAATTATATCTAAATTTTCTTTAATCTGATTAAACATGACTATCGCTCTCATCACTGATCAACACCTAGATGGACGTAAAGGTTCTGGTGTATTTTGGAATTATTTTGAAAAGTTTTATAAAAATGTATTCTTTCCATATTTAGAAAAGAACAACATCACCACCGTGATTGACCTAGGTGATACATTTGATAATCGTAAATCAGTAGACTTCAATGTACTACAGCGCGTCAAGAAAAAATATTTCGATGTGCTACAGGATATGGGTATCACCCTACATATGATATTGGGAAACCATGATACCTATTACAAAAACACAAATGAAGTTAACTCTCCAGATTTGCTTCTATGTGACTATAATAACATTATTGTATATAATAAACCTACCACAGTAATTGTAGAAGACACACCCATTGCTCTTATCCCCTGGATTAACGCAGGTAATCTAAATCAGACCATGGAGTTTATTGACGAGACACCTGCTAAGGTTGCTATGGGACATCTAGAACTGAATGGGTTTGAAGTTACTCCTGGCATGAAGATGGATCATGGTATGGACCCATCACTCTTCTCTAAGTTTGACAAAGTATTCTCAGGTCACTTCCATCACAAGTCTAAGAAAGGAAACATTCAGTATCTAGGTAATCCTTATCAGATGTTCTGGAATGATTGTGATGATGCTAGAGGGTTTCATACCTTCGACCCACCTACACAAAAACTTAAGTAT